ATACTCGCCGCCCACATACTCAAAAACAGCATGGCAGATTCTTTTCAGGTCGCCCAATGAATCGGCGCATGGGTACCAAACCGAATCATGTGGGCCGCCAATTTTTGACATATCACCATCAGAAACATCAGCAAAGCGCACCCAAATATCGACCATCTGCGCATGTGGACTGGCACCAATTCTGCGCTGCGGGTATAAATCCCAAGCATCGCTTTTAAGCAGTGCTTTATGCAGCTCTGAAACGTCGAAACTAATACCAATTTTTTTAAAATTCATGGTGCCAACTGTTTAGCTGCGCGCTCGGCAGCGAGAAGCGCGTTTAATTGTGTAATCGCAGAATTCAAATTAGTCACCAGCGTGTTAACGTCGGTTTTCAGTTCGTTTAGCATTGTCACCCATGTAGCCGCGTCGGTTTGAGCATAAGCCACTCCGGCTGCATTGGGTGTGCTTGTAATTGATACCGTGCTTGCAGCCGCGTCAGCAACAGCACTGGCTAATAATACAGTTCCACCTATCACAGCCGTGCAATAATCGCCGGTGCCAACTATGTTGCCGGTTGCTCCGTGCGTAGTTTGGTCTGCTATGTGATCCGTCAGGTCGTCCTGCAGCGTTGTGATATTGGTTTCTGCAGTATCAAGGCGCAATTCGTGGTCAAGCAGTGTGGCCTCTGCGGCATCAAGGCGCGTGTCAAGGCTTGCCAAATACGAGTCATGATCATCCAGCCTGACAATAATTATAGATATTTCGTCGTCAATGCCATCAAGGCGGGTTTCGGCATCGGTAAGTCGATCCTCTGTACTTCCAACATCACGTTTTAGCGCCGCATAGTCTCGTGTAAACAGGTTTGAAAATTGCGGGGGGAAATTACCCAGCCCTATCAACTGGGCAATGTCGGTCTCGCTGATGTAATACCGAGTGCTAACCTGGACCATCGTGCTCAACCATCAAGCCAGAAACGTTTATTTTTTCGGTGTTCAGTGTGCGGAATTTAAAAGCTATTTGCTTGCGGACATAACCAAGGCGGCGCACCACATAGCGCATGGAGTAATCTAGCGCCATAGAAATATAGCGGCTCCATTCTGTGTCATGTGTTATGCCGTCCTGAGTGCAGCTTACAAAAATAGCTGTATCTGCGGCGCCGTAGCCCGAAATATTATTAATTTCTAGCTGGGTTATGCTCAGGCCTTCCATCGGTATGAGCGGGGTTTCCCACTGCGATGTAACTGCAACGCCATAGTGACCAGCGGTTGTTTCTGACAAAACACCAATGTTCGCTCCTAATTTGTCGCCGTAATACCAGGCATTTTTGTTCACGTCATACACGCCATTACATCCACGCCAAGGTGTATCGCCTGGGCTGCGCAATTCGCTCCACGCCACTTCCTTCCCTAACTTTTCGGCAATAGAAATAGAGAAACAGAAAACGTGATTAGGCAAATGCAGGTAAAGAAATTTGTCTTGTTTTGACACGCGAGACTCAAGCCAAGCGGTGCTCAATTGCGCCTCTGAATAACTCTCAAGGATGCCGTCAATGTATCGAGTTGATATGCTTTCCGCCTGCCCTGCGCCCAAGGCATGAACGCTAACGGCCTCATTTTTAGCGCCACCAAGAAGGTACACGCGGCCTTTTATCTCAACCCATCCGCCAGTTGAAACAATGCCGACATTTACCGCTTTTTGGTTTATGCGAGAATAGGCAAAATTATCATTGGCTTGGTTTATAAAGTATTCTGCGGTGTAGCGGTTAAGCGCAATTACCAAATTATCCTGAGTGCGGCCACCCGCAAGCGTAGGGTCTGGACTGATTTCAGCAGTCGCGAATTTAAGCGGGTTAATGTCTGTCTCGTCGTTCACCTCGGTGTGGTAAATGTACTCACCGTCGGTGAAAAGGTAATACTGATCAGCCCACCAAACATCAATTGGCCGACCAAAATCTGGATCAGTCATTAATGTTAATGTTGTGCCATCGTACCGGTACACATTGCCACTTGACACGATCATGATGGACTGAAAAGAGTAGGCAAACCGACACCTCTCACCACCTAACACATCCCCAATAACAACCACCCCTGCGCCTGTTATCTCAATGAGCTTTTGCCCGGATACCCGGAACGATCTTTTCCATCGCTCGTTATAAATCGAACCCCTGTCAATGCCTTGGCCGGTATACGCCAGTGTGAGTCCATCGTGCGAAATCAAATAACCAGCAGCGCCCTTAATCTCCTTGGCAACTGCGGTCATGTTGATTGGGATTGAATCGCCGTAATCGCCGTTATCTAAAACCCGGTCGCCGCGAATTATTGGCACCTGAATCTGGCCCATTACTCGCCCACCGGTAACTGATCAACCACGGTGAAAAATAGAACGCGCTTGCTAACATTACCAAGCGTTCCAGTAATTGTCAGGATGGCTCTGAAATTAACGCCAGTCACTCCATTAGCCGCGATATTGAAAGATGCCGTATTGCCAGACGTGGTAAGCGACGAAAACACTAGCTGCGGATCGGAAGACAAAACCACGCTTAATAATGTTTCACCTGGGCGCATGTAATCAGACAAATCTTCTGAAATTAGCCTGGTGTCGCCAATAGCAAGAACTGTCGATGAAGGCTCGGCGGTTTCATAAGGAGGCATAAAGTCGGTAAATGTTTGCCACTGAGAATTTCCACGTCCTGCAGGCATGCGCGATGAATTTTGATAAGACGGTATTGGTGCCAGCTTGGCGGATAGGTGGGACATTGACCCGCCAAGGCGCTTTAAATCAACGCCTTTTCCGTAATGTGCGCCAATGGTATCGCCTAGCTTTAGCTGAATTGCGTTATTCGCCCAAGCGGGAATGCCGGACGACGAATTAGGATCTGGCACTTCCTCAAAATTGTAACCGAGCGTCGGGTATTTATCGCACAATGGGCGCATCATATCCTCCAGCGCCTCAAGTGCTAGCTCAATATCATCGTTAGATGGCCCAGACGTTATACCCGAGATTTTAAGCTCAGAAAACGCCGCATTAATCAGTTGAATCTTCGTCTTCATCGGCGCCCGCCACTGGTTCAGATTCAGCCGATTCTACTACTTCTGCAGCCTTTTCGCCCGCTTTGCCGCGTGGTTTTTTAGGCTTTGGCGGCTCATAAAGCTCCTCTACCGTGTGGAAGTGCTCGCCATCGGCCAGCAGCGCGTTCATATCGTCAACAGTTTGAACGGTTACAACTGTGCAGTGCACGCCATCAACAACATGTGAAACGCCTTTCTTATAAAGCGAAATAGCCATAAATTCTCCAAATGAAAAAAGGGGGCGCGAAGCCCCCGGCGAGTCTTAGAACTTGATGAGAATACCGTTATCCATTGGGCGGACGTTGTTCACGCCATACCAAATGAACATACGCCATCTGGCTTGCAGGCTGGCAATGTTTGCGTCATAAAGCATGTACATAACCATGCCGTTAGATAAGCGCTCTTTGGCAACCTTCATTCCGCCCCACTCGCCCAATTTTTCCATTGGCATTTCACCGGCAAGAACCTCGATAGAGTCTTTTTGCCAGGCGATAGATGGCTGGGTGCTGGTGTCGGTATTAACACGGTTTACGGTTGCACCGTTTAGGATGCGGGTATTGCAGTTAGCATAAGCCTTGTCCAAGGTGCTCAATGCTGGGTCATCAAATGCAATGAACTTAGGCCAAAACTCAAGGCTAGTGCCGGATGGCTTGGAAACAACAACAGCGCTTAATGCCTCATCGGTAACTGTCTTGTCATCACGGCCAACAGCTTTAACGGTCACGCCACCATTTGCGAAAGTTACGCGGTCGCCAACGTTGTAAGATGCAGAAGATGCTACAGAAATAGTCATTGTACGGTAGTCAATGTTGGTAACAGTGCCACCAGAAGCAGACACGGAACCTACAGGGATTGGGCTAAATGACTGGTTGCCGGTAACAGTAGTTGCAGGGTCAGCACCACCTGCCAACAAGCTGATCGAGCTTGACGACATAACGTCGAAGCCAGCAACGCGAGGGTACAGGACGCCTTTTTGGTATGTGTCGCCAGGTTGGCCTTGAAGAGTTTGGCGGCCAGCCAAGTCTTTAGCGTACGCCTGCAGGTGAGTATCGTTCAAAGCCACATAACGACCGCTCGCACGGGTTTGGCGCTTGTTCATACCGGCCTGGATCAAGCTGATGGCGTCAAAGCCGCTAGTTACGTTGGTGCGATAGGCCAAGGATCCGGTTAAGCGGATTGAGTCAACGATAGCCTTATTTAAAACAGAAGCCCGTTTCTCACCGTCGGCGCGGCCCTGGTCGCGGATGTAGCTCATATCGCGCAGATCGTCAGCGCGCAGGCTTACAAACGCGTTCTCAGGTGTGCCCATGCCAAGAATAAC